AAGACTAAATCTCCCACCATAGGGGAGTCATACCAGCGGCGATTAGCCTTGAAGTGTGCAGCTCCATCGATGGTTGATACCACGTCTGGAATGCTCACCCCTGCCTCATGGCCACACCACATCAAGAACGATCCGCACCAAGGCAGCAAATCACGTTTGGTAAAGGCCCCGTATTTGGTTTGATTGTCCTTGGGGCCTTCAATCGTGCCTACTTCTGCCCGGGCAACTTCTGCCATCCGGGCAACTGTGCCTTGTGCGTAGTTAGACATTTAACTCAGCAGCAGTTTGGCTTCATCGGCAGTAATGCCAAGTTTGGCTAGTAGGGCTGCTTTGTCGGTAGCGGCTTGGGCTTCTTGCTCGGTTTTCCACGAATCGTATTGAGCAAAGCCTGCGGTAAATTGTGCTTTAGTAATTGGCGCACAATCTAAAAACTGTATGCCGTCATAGTCATCACCTGAAATATACCAACCGCCATTAGGTATTAACATCATTAAAACTTCGCCGCCAGTAGCCATTTTATGCACCTATCTCTAATAACATTATTGTTGAAATACCTTGCCCTGAATCTTGAACTGTAATAGCAGCGGCAGCAATGGCATTTGCAAACTGCGTTTTGTATGTTGTTGCCGCCGTCGTTGCTGGTGAATCTAAATAATCAATGCAACTGTGGCCACCTAGATTAACTGCCGTGCCTGTGTAAAGTTCGCCATTGACAAAAACGCCTAAAACTGTTGCACCGCGTAATAATTGCACTTTAATTTGGTTTGAAACATTGCCTGCGCTTTTTGATGTATTTTGTTGAACGCACATAATTAAAACTTTAGAGGTGTTAAGTGTCGGCGTGATGGTTGCCGTAAGATTAGTATCTGCAAAAGTAGTCGTGCTATTGCTTGCCGCCGTTGAGGTTGAGCCATAAACAACTTGCAACACTTTACCACCTGCGGCGGCGCTCTGTACTATGTCCAAGAATAGGGCGGCGCTCGTTGTATTGAAGTAGAGTTGCCCGCCTTCGTATTGGCTAAGGGCAAGCGATCCTGCCGTGCTTACTGTTGCCGTGCCAGCCGTTACCGTGCACACTCCGCTTCCCATATTCTGTATTTGTACGCTGTCACCAGCTGCAAACAAATTTTGATTTACTGTAATGGTGGTAGCAGAGCTGCTATTCATCTGTACGACTGTGCCAGCATCGGCTGCCAAAAGTACATACGAGGTCGTCTTAGCCGTAGTTGATCCACCGCCCATTGCAGTTTGCTGCAGGCTAGTCATCTGGGCAGCTGTTAGCACCTGCCCGGTCGTGAAGGTTTGTTTTGCCATGTCAGCTCCCTAGTAAGTAAGAATGGACGTATCAAGTAGTCCATAAAGTGTTGAGTCGAGGATAAAAGAATCATCGATGGGTTCGGATGTTGTGAATTTACACATAAAATTAACAGGAGTGATTTGATAGGCATTGCCCATAATTTGCAATGTTTTAACAATCGATGTTGCATTCTGTGTATTGGTAGTGATTTGGACAGTATTGAAATAATCCAAAGTTAAGCCAGCGGCAATCCCTGCGGCATAGTTTGGCGTGGTTAAATCTAACGTAATGTTATCTATGCGAATCGTGGTGTCCTTGCGCGTTGCCGTATAGAGAGCAGCGATATTAAGCGCATCGGCATCGGTTTGGCCTACAAGGTTAGGCATGGCGTAATTGTGTGGATAGTAAAGAATCTGAGATGCGGCATCAGTTGAGTTTTGAGCTGTGCCGCCAATGTTTGTAACAGTGGTTGAATTGATAATGAGTTTGTCATCGTGGGCAAAAGTGATGTTGTTATACCCTATGGCTGTGCCGTCGTTGTTGAAGATTGTTATTGGAGCAGCGCCATTGGTTTTCATTACATTGGAGCGTGATTTGAAAATGGCGTTGCCTTCACCCGTCACATAGAAAGCCCCTTGTTCGGTGGCCTCTACGACTTTGAGAGCGCCAAGGGCTGTTCTTACGCTTCCCGGGTCTGCCTGACAGTATGAATCACCCGTGTCAATCGATCGCATCGTAGCTGGCCATGAAATAGCATCAAGAATGGAATTGATACGCTGCCCGGTCGTTTGGCCATTGATTGCGCCCGGCACAGTTGTGACAGTAGTTAGTTGCCAAAGCCTGAAAGCATCGGTGCAGAGAATATCTACATAACCGATAATCGTGTCCTTGGGGTATTGGTAGTTATAGCTTGAGGCATATCCGCTAAATAAGAAATGAGCTGTTGTGCCATAGAGTGTTGATACACGAACCTTGCGATTGGGAATGATTTGACCATAATAAGGACTTGCTGTGTTTTGAGGATTCCAGTAACCCAAAGGGTCATAAATGCGAAGTGTGCAGGTGGTGGCCTCGAATTGATCGGTAGTGAGGTTGTAGCCACCAGCGATTGAAATGTTTTGGACTTGGCTAGATATATCGACAACATTAGATGCAGCATCTGCAAGGACGTTGGTATCGAGTAGCCCGTGGGCTGGGTCATCGAGGATAAAACTGTATCCGAATGTTGGCCCCGATGAGAAGTCAAAGGTGACTTGAACGCTAAATGGATATGTCATACCGCATACATCCCAAATGGATTAGTGCGATTGACTGTGACTGCAGTGCCATTAGTGGAAGCGGCTTGGGTTGTATCTATTGTGGTGTTAGGTGGGGCAGTTATGTTGATGACGACAGGATTGCCCTGATCGAATCTGGCATCGGGGCCGTTACCCGTTTGTCCTGTGCCAACTGGAATAAGAGCCTGATCGTATCTGGCATCGGGGCCGTTACCCGTTTGTCCTGTAATAGTGGCCAAGCCGTTATTACTTCCCACAGTGCTACTTCCCACAGAGCTACTTGTCGTGCCAGTAACGACAGTAGATCCACCAGCTGTTGTCGTCATGATTGTATTGACCGTGACAGTGATTGTCTTATTGCGTAGGGCATCTAGGGCCGCTTGTATTGCGTTGATCTGAGCCATGGCTGCAGCTGATGCAGTAGGCCAGCCTGCGAATGGGTCTTTGGCATTCTTAAGTGATGAGATAACCCCGTCCACATTCATAACGAGGCCGTTGGCTTTTAGTACTTCTTGAGAAAGTATCGTTGCTTGGTCTGCATTGCCGTTAAGTAATGCACGCTGTAATAACAATACGTTATTAACCTCGGCCGATTGGCCACGCTGTAGGGCTGCCTGTATTTCGATATTCTGCATATCGGCAACAGAGCCCGAGAGTTTGAGTGAAAGAGTTGCACGCTCGAGTGCCAACTTATCTTTGGCTGACTGTGTTTGTGCCGTTGCGGATTTGAGCGCGGCGGCATTCCATTGTTTTTCGAAAGTAGCTAATAAAGTTTCAGCGGCAGTGAGTTTTTTTACGTCCGCTATCTTTTTGGGTACAAGAACTGCGGCTAAGTTATTTGGATCGCGCACCAGTCCAGTAGATCCTCTACCGCTGGTGCCGAATTGTGGATTAGTAGCTGCAGCTGTTTTTTGTGTGAGTTTTGATACAATCAAGGCTACAGCTGCGGCTCCTGCAAAAATAGGATTTAGTACCATTTCACCTGTAGCAATAGCCGAGGCGATGCCCAAACCTTTCATGGCCAAAGTAACGAGACCAATAGCACCGGCAATAGCCGTAATGGGTGCGATGTTGTCAGCAAGAATAGTAAATAAAGGCAACAAATAAGTTGTAGCAAACTCAGCGAGTTTTTGTAATTCAGGCGCTAAACTCGCACCTAGTTTTGCTGAGGCATCTTCAGTCTTGGCTGAGAATATATCCATAGCACCGGCGGCGGTCTTAGAATAAGCAGTGGCCAATCCGCCAACTTTTGCTTTGGCTTGATCCATTAACTTATTAAAAGCATTCTGTGGTGTCAGGGATTTATCTATCTTCAAGCCTAAATCTGTAAATGCCCGGGAATTGCCAGCAATAGCCTTAGCCATCTTTGCAGCTGTATCTTCCAAAGTAGTCTGCTTGTATCGAGCAAGGTCTGCTGCCGTAGACATGACATCCATCGCTTTGGCAGGATTGCCAAGAGCAGTCGTCAATTTTGTATAAGCCCCAATGGTTGAAGCTGCGCTAAATCCTAGATTCTCAAAAGCTGTATTTTGCTGATCCAATACTGGCTTGAGAGCATCGTATGAAATGCCTAAATTTTGCAACGAATTGGTTAAAGTGACAACAGCTGTGTTTTCTTTATTGAAAGCGGCAAAGGATCGCTGAATAAGTTGCTCAATGGCAAATGAGCCTACGAGACTCTTTGCAGCTGCTCCTAGACCAAGGATGTCCTTCTCGGCCTTCTTCATGTTGCTGGAGCCAACGTAATGGGTGATAACGTCTACATTGATACCCTTTGTAGTTGTCATGCTGCTTTCCTTAATGTTTGAGCATCCGCCCGGCGCTTAAATTGCAGAATCGTTGCATCTACGGCTTTGAGTACATTCAGGAATGCTTTGCCCTGATTCTCATCCCATGCCCGGTAAAGAGCGCGGCCACGTGTTTTGCCCTTACCTGCCATCAGCTCGGCATTGATTGATTCTATGAAATGAGCGCCTGCCTCTGGATTATTGGATCTATATTTTCTGCGTGATTGTCCATCGGCTCGGCCTGCAGTCTCATAAATCGCACCGGCGGCCGTGATGTTAGAGATGCGATACTGAGTCACAAAGCCACGTGAATTGGGTCTAGTTTGCCCGAGAAAGATTTTGATTCCACGAGCTGCAATAGCTTTGTTATATCTTGGAAAGTGTCCTACAGCTGCAAAGGCGCTCGTGCTCTTGTTAATCTTTCGCCCCTTAGTAGCCAGCATCCAATTAGATAACCCGGAGATATCGGATGGAAAAAAAGCCTGTGCCTGCTTTTGTACGGGAGTTAAAGCAGCCCTTACCTCTTTGTTAAGATTTTTGGCAAGGTCAGGCTCAAACTTACGCATGGCGGCAAGAGTCTCAGCGAGGCCGCTTATTTCTATTGGCATTCTCTTGATCTCTCGCATCCTGTTGCATTACATCGATAATCGCGTTGATCATCGTGGCATCTAGTGCTAGTAACTCGTTTGGCGAAATCTGCAACCTTACCGATAGTTTTGCTATCAAATAGGTAAACGAATTTCGCTCTATTAGTTTGGGTCTGAGTTATTAACTTCGACCTTTGCTAATATATCTACGAACTTCTCACCAAAGAGAGGTACATCTTCTACTTTGCTCAGGCATTTCCAAGCAAGCCAGAAGATATCCGATTGCTTCTGATCAGTAGAAAAAGCCACTGCAAAGCCTTTCTTTGCGTACTGCTCAAATGCGTACTCAATCGATGGTGTTATCTCATGCTCTGAGACATCTCCATTAACTTTGGTGATCGTTAGTTTTGCCATTCTTTAGCCCCTTTATTTATTAGTTACCAAGTACCGGTATTGGTAGTGGTAATAGATCCAGATACGGTAAAGGTCAAGCTCTGTACTGCTACATCGCCAATCTTTCCTGCTACTGGAGTTAATTTATTAACGAGAATGAGACCGGTATAGACCGGGTTGGCAGCACTGATAGCCACGCCTGATGTCTGGATGACCTTAAACTTGGCGTTAGTGCCGACCAAAGTGTT